CTTGCCCCTATACTTTGCTGTTTTTTTGGCTATGTTTTTAGGTTGTTTAACAAACTGTTTGCCCTTAGCATTACCAGCAGCCTTGGCTTTATTAGTTGCTGCTTTTTCTGCAGGACTTAAAGCAGCCCACGCTGCAGTAGGTAGATATCTTTTCTTACCTTTAGATGGTTTGCCATCAGATGTTTTCCACTTTTCAGCAGTCCACTTCTTAAGCGATTGTTGAGATTTAGCAAGTGCCATTACTTGTAACCTCCGCCTGCTTTCTTGTATTGAACTGCAAGTAGTTGTGCCTTACGTGCTGACCATTCCCCAGGGTCTCCACCCTTAGAACCAGCCTTAATCTTTTTAAACAATGTTGCTCTCATACCAGGTTTGGTATAGTTCCCAGCAGCATTAACTTTAGACTTTGCTTTCTTTTTCATTTGCCCCCCTTAGTTATTTCTTTAGTCTTAGGGTCAAGGCGGACCTTTTCCGACCCGTCCTTACGTAGAATAACAATTAAACCGTCCCGCATAATTGATTTATTCCAACCGTCGTGACGCTTGCGTTGACCCGATGACATTATCTTGCTCTCACTCCTGCAGTGGTGCGAGTGTCAGGTACAAACATACCTGGATATTTATTTTCAATTGCCTTCTTGGCGGCAGCACTGGACGAAGCCATACCTTTAGGAGATATTTGTTTTTGATACTCGTTGATTGCTGCCTTGCCTTTTAGTGTAGTAGGCTTTGGTTTTGGCTTAGGAGTACGCATACTATCTTCCTTGGTATGCTTTCTTAAGGTCCTTGCCCATACCTTTAATTGTTTTAGCCGCTTTGTAGCCAGGTGTTCCTGGTTTAAATCCAGCAATATTTTTTGCAGGTTTTGCTTTTGGCTTAGACTTTAGGGTATCACGCAATCTACCTTCTCTAGTGTTAGCATTAGGAGTTGTCTTAGGTAGTCTGTTTTCTCTAACATTAGCACGGTTAGGCTTAGGACTTCTGTCTGGGCTTCTACCCTCACGCACATTGGCGGAACTTCCTATTGGGCCAGGCGAAGCCTTTGGCTTATAAACAGGATTCATTCTACTTATGTCTGATGCTTTAGAGCGAGACTTTAATCTAGCGCTAGTTTGTTTTTTAAGAGCCCTAACATCACTCTCAAGCAATGCCATATTAACTCGGTTGATTGCTCTCTGAACATCTAAATCTGATGCTTCTTTCATCGTTTGTTATCCTTCACTATAGTTGATTAAGTTACTTCTTCTTGCCCATTTTCTTCATAACCATTTTCTTGCCTGCTTTTTTGGCTGCTTTCTTAGCCATTGCCTTGCCCTTTGGTGTGTATGGGAATTCCATCTTTCCTACTTTTGGCATTAGATTTGTCCTATCTCTTTCATTATGGTTGCGGCTTTTGGAGTTATATCTTTAGTCTTAGGCATAGTGTCCGCATCATACGCTTTACCTAATACTTCTGAAGCCCTATGCGCTTCTTGTACGTGACGCATAGTTGTTCCTGCTGGTTGTATTCCTTGTGCTCTTGCATCTCTATAAGCCTGCAATTCAGATGTCCATTTCTTATCTGAAATATCTCTCTTAGCATCTCCAGAGTTCATCTGAAGTCCTAAACCTTTACATCCAAAACATCCATCAATTGCAACTGGATGATGTTCCCAGTGTTTCATATGTCCCCTTATACTGCTGTAAAGTTTGCTTCTGTTACTCCTACGCCACCAGCAATTAGTGCTGCTTTGGTAGCATCGTTAACTATATGATTATGTCCACCAATATAGAACTCTTGGTAATCATCTATTGCCTCATCAAGAACATAGCGAACTCTTGAATATACTCCACCACTCTTAGCAATACTGATACCTCTATCTAGTTTATAGAAGTAAAATAATCTATGTTTACCTGCTGGTCCTTCTCGGACTGTAGGTGTTTTAAAAACATAATCTGCCATTGTTCTCCTTAATGAACTTACTGTAAGGCTAGAGTTTCCCCTAGCCCTACCGTCAATCAACTAAGCGATTGAAGAACCTGATTCGATTCTGTATAGTGCCTCTTCACGGTAGCGTGCAAAGCCAAGTACGCCGTACCAACCCATTGGGCGGTGACGCATTAACTTGTCAACTACTGGTCCGATAACTACGTGTGGCTCTTCTGCTACGGCCTCGGCCAATGCTTGCTGTCCAGCAAGAATTGTACGATAAACGCGTGCAGATGAAGAACCGTCAGTAGCATTGTACAGACGTGCAGACTCTACGAAGTATGCACCTTCGTAAGTTCCGATTTCTCCTGCCCAGATACGATCTTGTGCAGATCCATATTGGTTAGGAAGTAACCATCCTGCTGAACCTGTCTCAGCACGAAGATCGTGTGAAACTTCTGGGTGGATACCACACCAGTATAGGCTACCCTTGCGAGCAATAGACTTGTTAGCACGTAATTTTGCTACTGCCTTGCGTAGGTTTGCAGATGAAAGTGTAGCAGCAGCGGTAACTGTTGCTGTTGAAGTTGCAGTTGAACCTGAGTAGATTACATTTGAACCGCCACGCAATGTTGTCATTGCGATAGAGTCAATAGAATCTGCAAGGTTGAACGCGATAATGTTTGCGATTGCTGGGTCTACATCAGCAAGGCTGAATAGTTCCAACGCACGTGTTACCAACACTGAGTTACCATACTCGTTAAGAGTAATAGTTACAGAGGTTGGTGTGGACATTGCTACTGCATCTGGATCAGCATCCTCGGTGAGGGCTGTAGTTGCAGCAGATAGGTCAACATAACGTTGTAGAACAACTGTTGAACCTGGAATTGCTTGTCTTGCTGGACGCTTATCTGCAACAGAACGAATTAGGGGTTCTGAACGGAGAGCGAATTCTAGAAGACGATCATACGCCTTCTGTACTAAACCAGCAGAACCAGCGGTTCCTCCTAATGAGGACGAACCTGTTGATACGTAGGCGTTAGCCATATCGTCACCTCCAAGTGACTATGAACGGAATTATTGTGAGCGAAGTACATCCAATAATGCATCCATCGAATCTGCATTATCAATGCGAGAATTTAAATCCTCTGCTCGGTCTGGGGTCATAGCATTTTGGGTGAGTACATCTTGCTGCCTTAAGGCGGCTCTATCTACTTCACTTACTTTTGGCTCTTCCTTGTCAACCTTAATTCCAAATAGATCAGCGTTATCATCGAGCCAGTTATTCACTGACTCCTCGTTAACATCGTCTAAGTCTTTAAGAACAAGTCTCGCAGCCTTTGCGTTGACGCCCTTCTTTTCTAGGACTTCTTTGACAACTCGTTCACGCTGCGCCTTGGATAATCCCTCAAGTTGCTCAGTGAGTTCTTTGATACGTTTTTCATCTGAACGTTTGGCTTTACGTAACTTTTTAAGTAAGTCACTTCCATCCATCTGTCCATCTGAGTCTGTATCCAGATCGTCGTCTTCGTCTTCCCAGTAGTTGTTGCTCATAGCAACCCACCCTTCTATTCGTTGTAGTCGCAAGCCTCAAGTCAATTCGGGGAAATTGGTTGGCTCTTGCTATCGGTCTAATACACTGCACGGGGCCGATTGATCCGTGTCAGGATTCTATTTATACGTTAGTTATACTGCCTAGTGCGTTTCTACCTAAACCAGAACTTGCTTTAAATTGTGCTAATTCAAGTTCGCTAATTCTTTTACGCTTACGTTCTGCAGATGCTAAACCTTGTAGTTTTTCCTGCTCTGCCTCTAGTCTTCCATACTGTTCTTCTGTTTTGCCATATATAGAACTTAATTTTTCTGCTGTTGGAAGAACTCCTGCTACAAACTTATAACCTTCTTCGGCTTCGGCTTTAGTAATACCTTGTCCAGCAAGGACATCCGCTCCAATAGTTTTTCTCATAACGTTACTATATGGGACACTTGTTTGAGCCTCGGTTGCTGCCAGTTCGCTGGCTGTAAGTCCTTGACGTAGTGCAGCACCACCAATTTCAGCGGTCTTGACTTTTTGTTGAAGTGCAGGTAATTGGTTAGTTAAATCAAGCATACCAGTTACTATATCAGAAACAGTCAAGGCTGGATAAAATTGTTTAAACGCTCTATTGACTGGGTCATCACTCATAACTCTATCATAAGCAAGTGATATTCTTTCTTGGATTTCTGTTATATCAGCGTCACCAGAAATAAAACTATCGTAGTACGCCTGAGTTTTAAATTTAGGTAAGTTGTAAGAATCGAAAACTTTTTCATATCCTTGTTCTAGTTTTAAATACTCTCCTGGGGAAAGCACGGGTTTACCAGCCTTTTGTCTTGTTACGTTTGCGGCAAATCTTTCGTTAAACTTAGCGTTATATCTTGAATCAAACTGTAGTAATGTTAATAATTCTTCACCACTAGCCTCTGGGTATTCGTCACGAATAGTCTCCAATACCGCAGCAAGCCCCGTAATTCTATATGATTCAAGTATCTTTTGAATTGTATCATATGCCACATTTGGAATAACTTCTTTTTTAGCAGCAGTAATGGGAGTAGTGGGAGTGCCGAAGGTTTCACTAGTGCCATCACTGTAAAAAATAGTTACAGTTCCGTCAGCGTTTGTTACCGATCTAAGAACAGTTTTGCCAGGAGTGTCAGTAACAGTTGTTTTCTTTTTTCCAGTTAATGGATCTATATCTGGATTAGCAGCAAAGTAAGCATCTGCTTCTGCCTGCAATCTAGCCGATGCTGCTTCTCCAGCAGTTGGAGTTTTAGTTGTTTTTTTAGGAGTTTCTTGTTTTACATTAGTAGGTCTTGTATTAGTTGCAGGACTTCCATAAAGATTTAAAGTTTGAGTAGGA